CAAGTCACCCGCTTGCGTAGTGAACTTAGAAATGGACAAACCAGCTTTCAACGTACCTGAATTTCCATCGGGAATAATGATACGTTGCTGGTTTAAATAGGACTCGTTAAAGACACGTTTAGAACCGTAGTCAATTAACGCGGTATTCGGGATACCGTAGTTATCCAAAACCAACTGAGCGCCTTGATTCACATAGGATTCTGAGATATCAACACCCTTTAAATCAATGGTGTTAGAAGTAGGAATTAGTTGGTCTAAACCATCGAACTCTACATGCTCAGTAGTAGAACCACTGACAACATGGCCTAAACTGGAATTGCCCCAAAAAAGAGCACGTTCGAGTTTACGCAAAAGCCACAAAATTCCATTGGAGTTTTCGCGGGCCTTAGCTTCAGGGGGCAACTGCCGAACCAAAGTCATAGGGTGCGATACCACGCGGGTAGTTCCAAGGAACTTAATAAACGTATGTTGGCGCTGATAACTTGCGTCGTCTTCTTCAGGCAAGACACCTTCAGGAACAAAACCGCCTGCCTCAGAACCATACCCGGTCAATTGGGTGAACTCTTCCACGGTACTAAAGGCATCGCCGGACATACCTTTAATCATATTCCAGAAAGTCAGGTGTTGATTACCATACGACAACGCTTTAAGGGAGTTTTCTAAACTCTCCAAACGCAACGCACCACCACCGTCATCTACAGGACGATCATAACCAGCATCTAAAGCTTTGCGAAGCTCCATGACGCTATTTACATTGTCCATCCCAAAGCCATCCATGCCATCTTGGTATAGGGACATAATTTTTTCTCCTAAAGTCAATCTAAGTCATTACAAAAAGGTAAAGGCAAAAGAGTTTTTATGCTAACTCTTTACGCCGTTTTTCTACAGCACGACGAGTACGTGTACTAAAGTCTTTGAAGGGTACGCCGCTATCCGCTTTTACAACGTCCATAGCGTCAATCTTACCTTCAGCCGCCAAGTCACCCATAATACCTACGTACTCGGATTTAGCCATTGGCCCACCTTCACCATCGACAGCTTCGCCTTTTTGAAGCACGTCTTTTTTGGTACTGCGAACGCTACGACTACCAGCAGCGGGAATCTCACCGCTAAGGTCTTCAAAGGATTTAATCAAAGACTGGATGGTTTCATGTTGTGCCACCACTAAGCCCTTGACCAACTTCAGTTCATTACGAGTATCTACACCCGCTTCTGTGCTGGCATCGGCAAAGCTCTTTACCAGCTTATGCATATCTTCGTGGTACTCAGATAACGGGGTGTCGTCTTCATTGCCAAGTGCCTTAACTAAGGCTTCACCGGCAACGTCAGAAAACTCAGGGAAAAGTAAAGGTTGGGATTTTTCCATACCCTCTTCTTCCTCGTCTTCCTCGTCTTCGTCATCATCGTCTTTTTTTTCTTTTTTCTTGTCTGGAACTTCAGCCTTGCTCAAAGCGTCAAACGCGGTCTGTGCTTTAGCGAAAACTTCAGCAGCATCGAAAGTCTTTTTGTCTTTGGTAGTCATTAGCTTAACGCCTCCTAGTTATTACCTATAATTTCAGTGCCTAGCCATTCATCTAATGTTAATGCAAACGCCAATACGTTAGCAGCTTTAGGGTCATAGCCAGCCGCATTTAACATTGTACACATACTGTCCTTGCGAACAGTTAAATCTTTCGCTATGTCAGTAACGAGTTTACCGGATACATCCAATACGTTATGAATGGAATTATCCAAACTTTCATGTATCACAGGGGAACCAACACCGTCTTTATAACCAGCATCTAGCGTTTTGAGTAAATCCCAGTCGCTACTTTCCAACGCCTTGTACAACGCAGTTAAAGTAGCACCCGAATTTTTTTGATGCGGGGAAATAGCTACGTTAATGACTTTAGCTTTTACAATACTTTTGTCGTCCCTTTTCTGTACGCGCCCCTCAATTGAAAAGCCATAAGTACGGGGGACACCCGCCGCTTGAAATGCTACCTGTTGTGTCCAAATGGTACGCGCCATAGGCACGTCTTTAAACAATTCGCCCCGCGTAAACATACCATCGGATTTAATGAGTGTGAACTCTTTATAAGGGAAGCCTACCAACGTAGCAGAATGGTTATAATTGAAAAAACCACGCTCACGAAAGTAGTCTATATCTAAACCCTTTTGTATTACTGTTTCATCATCCGTATCTTTTTTAGATGTTGACGCTAAACCTTCAACAATCCATTGTGCCGAATCAACAGACAATTCTCCATCGGGGGTACTAGCTTTTAACGCCACGTCAATATGAAATGGTGTACCCCCAAATTGTTCTGTAGACCTGTGATCTAGCATTTACAAATTCCAATAATTCACTGCATCGGCACATAGTTTTTTCAATGGAACCACATTATCTTTTGGATAACCAGCTTCCAATAAATTAGATATATTTAAATGTTTAGATATGAAATCACGTAAAGCTAACGTAACATCTACATTATTTGTACACCTGTCACGTAAAATTGTCAAGGAAGTTTTAAGGATATAATTAACACGTTCCCTATCCTTATCCCCTGAAAACATATCTACGACATTTTGCTCAGTAATGCCAGCCATATCATTTAGCCTTTAGCCTTATTGAAAAAGGTTTCTGCTATTTCCTTAGTATTACTTGTAGCAGTTTCTACAGTCCATGACAAGTTTGTTTGCCCCGCCTTATGAACCAACGCACTCATAATATCTTCGACAGCTTTAAGACGCGACCTATTAGAAGTCGATAAAATTTCTTCACCTAAGTTACCTACCAACGCGCCATGCTTAGAATGGAATGCTACCGAACCCATTTTTTGAGCTAATTCTACCCCACATCCGCGCTCATATTCAGCAGGAATATAGGCTTTTAACCTACCAACGTCCACCAACAAACCTAAAGACTCTAGTAATTGCCTATCTTCAGGGGGCATACGTTTTACCAAACGATCAATAACAACATCCTGTGTTACGTAATCATTTCCTTGATCTATCAACTCTCGTTTCATGCCCTCAAAAGAGTCTAAGAACTCTTTGTATAGTTTAGCTTCTTTTGATCCTTTGGGTAACTCTTCTTTTAGACGTGCTACCCGCGCTAATCTTTGTTGCTCACCCGCCGGGGTAGGGGGTATGTCATACTCATACAAAGCTTTTGCATGTCCCCAATTTAGGCCAACTTGCGCCGCGTCCGTAGCTATCATAGTCTGAATATTGCGAATCATTTTTTGTTGTGATTCAGACAATTTAATGGTGTACCTATCATCACTACTACGCTTAGTAGCTTTAAGCCCATACGCCCGTTCTAGTTGCTTACTCTCTTCTTCAGATAAACCCGCATCGGTACATTTCCAGATAAATTCTGATTCACCATTAGGACGTTTTTTAAACATAGAACTCTGTAGCTCAGACGTTTTATCATTGCCCATAAATTCAGCGTAATACTTGCCTGTAGGGGAATCTTTACCACTACGCAAGGCTGTACTGATACTATCCCATCCCTTAGCCGCAAACATACCTTTTAAGGGGTATACACCGGGTAAAATATCATGGGCGAATACCACTACTGATTCATCGCCTGTACCTTGCTCCCAAAGTTTACTCATTTTCTCCCAAAGATTATCTGTCTTGGCATTTCTGTTAGTGGTACTGCTACCACCCGCTAAATACTTTAAAAGAAAGTCGTATTTTTCTGTACCCGGCTCAATGAACTCTTTGGGTTCACCTAGCAATTCATTCTTCATATTATCGGGGTCATAAAATTTTCTGGTCTTGTCGTCAAAGCCATAGACTTTATGACGACTAGGGAATTGCCCACCGCCTGTTTCAGCGTAGTATTTAATTGCGTCCGTTTCCGCTTCAGTCAATAGCCCTTTAGGGAGTTTCTTGAAAATGTCATGGATAACTTGATGATGAAATTTATCTACGGCTTTAAAGTTTTCTAACGCCTCTTGCGCCCCTTCAATAAATTGCTTTTGCCGCTTGTTAGCAGTCTTCAGCAGCTTATCGAAAGTAGGTTGAAGTTTCCTAGCAGCCGATTCTAACGTACCCCTTGTAGGTACGGTAGTAAGCCCGCGCCCGCCATACACAATGACACCACGCGGCCTGTATGATGGATTTACCACGTTCCCTTTACGGCCTGTAGGCTTCCCGTCTTTGCCCGTTGCGTTACCCGCGTAATTATCTACATAGTCTTCAGGGGTAACACCTAACAATTCCGGCCCTATGTACTCAGACCACAAAGCAAATTCAGACTCAGGACTATCCTTACCCGGCCATTTTTTAGGAAATTTTTCAGGCCATGTAGCAGTACGTGTCTTCTTTCCCTCTTGCGTCATGTATTCATAGGTAAGGGTAGGGCTATCATCGGGCGCTTTGAAGCACCATAAACCTGTAATAGCTCTGGCTAAACGTACCGACTTTTGTGTTTCTTCCGATAAGGCGTCTTCGATATTAACACCGGACTTCGCAGACATAGCCGCAATAGCCTCTTCGCTTGCACCCTCTAAAGATTTCATAGCAGCTAAGTATCGAATTAACTGTGTGCCCTGCATAACCGGGGGATTACTATTTTCGTCAACCACCACTTGCGGTAATGCTTTGCCCCTAACATCGGTAGAACGAACTACATGAAAATGGTCATTCAGCACTCCAACTAAATCACCTAAGTTTTTCAGTTGGGTCATTTTACCTGATAATGCGTCTTTTTCTAAGTACGTTGCAACGAATGTTTCCCTACTACCAAAGGGAGATACAGTTTTACTCAAAATATCAATGTACTCTACTACATCAGCCGGGGACTCTGTAATAGGTGTGCCCGTCATTAAAATAATATTTGTGTTGCTTCCCTTAGCAATGGATTTAACAGCTTCATTGATTTTGTTCGCACCTACAATAGATTCTTCAATCTCTACTTCAGCACCAGCCTCTAAATTTTCATCAGCAGGACGTATAGTTTCTTTAAACTTGCCGCCCTTCTTAATACCTAAATGTGATTCGTCCACAATGATAGTGTCAAAACCAGCTTTTAAAAATGCCTCTTTGTTGGCTAAGAAATAAGCGGGATTAGTGATATGCATAAATTCGTCATCATTCGCTACTACATCTTCACCATCTATAGTAGTAGCACCGATAACAGACTGTGCCCCCCATAAAGACGCGCCTGCATTGAATCCTTCAGCCTCTTCTTTAAATTGGGTAAGCACGCTTTTTTGAGTTAAGATCAACGCTTTTTTAGCCTTGCCACGTTCCTTTAGTGCAAGGCATGACGCAATAGCTTCAACAGATTTACCAGTACCCATATAGTGAGCGTACATTGCTCTACCGTCGTTATCCAACATATACTTGATAGCTTCTACTTGATGGGGTGCTAAAGTAATGTCAAAGCCTTTAGTTTTATGAACAGACCGCAATCCCTCTATTTTAGGGATAACCTTGTCTGCCTCTTCATCATAACCCTGTAGCTCTTCAATATCCATTCCTTCATCACCTGTAGCAGTTTGCTTTTTACGCTGTGCTTCATGGTAATCTTTAAACTCTTTTGCCACGTCATCTACCATAGCCAACGCGCCTAATTTCTCATACAGCTTTGACATACCGCGCATATCAGCACGTAAATATAATTGGGTACTATCCGCGTCAAATGATTCACCCTCTTTTACTTTATAATCCTGTAAAACTTGATCGCCTGTAGCAGTGACTACTAACTCTGTAGGTGTAACACCGTCAACAGCGATAATAGAAGAGGCAAAGGTACTAATAAATGTTTCCCTTGCTTCAATATTCGCGGGGGGGACTACAAGGTAATCAGAGCCACGCTTTATAACAGTAGGTAACTCAGGGTGCGGGCTATGGCCTACAATATCCCTCATAGGATGTAAATGGTCGTCTACTTCAGACAAGGGGATTTCAACAGCCATGTTACCCGCTTCACGACCTGACTGTAAAATAAATAGAGTGTCTTTTGTTTTTTTTACGATTGATGCAGGTACCCACTTGTACTTTGATTCTTCTTTCCTGTTACCTTCACCGTCTACTGTAACTTCAGTGTATCGGCTTTTAGACCACACAGGCAAGCCCTCTTCATACGGGTAATCAGTACCAGATGTACGCTCAATATGAGGCTTAATGTAATCTAAAACACTGGTACCGTCTTTATGGAAAAATTCACTTATGTTAAACTGTACTTCATCTTTTCTAAAGCCTAGACCTGAGAAATATAGGGAAGCGTGTAATGAGTCCACCACAGGTAACGCTTCGCCTCTACTGGCTAATCTCATAACCAACTGCAAAGGTACTTTTTTATCCTTAGCTTCACCAGCCTTTTTGGTAGACTTTGGCTCTTTATACTTAGAGCCTACAGGCATAAACAACGCCATTTTGTTGTCGTAAGACGCACTAAACGCCCTATTAACGTCATCACTTGAAACTACTTTGTGTGCGGGGGCAAGTAACGCCTGTAATACGTCTTGCTCGAACGTACCTTTGGCAACATCAACTTCAGCAGACGTAAAAGTACCATCCATATTATCGGATTTATAGCTAAGTACACCACTCTTATCTTTTACAGACTCACCACTACCGAAATCCCACGGCCTTACACCTGTAAAACGAGTAAACTCAGCAGTAGTAATTTCTATAGCTTTTTTCTGATAACGGTCTTGTACAAATTCACCCCCCGATTTTTTCTTACTTATCTTGTCATCACCCATAAGTAATTTAAATTCAGGGGTATTATGGTCAATAGGTATACCGTCTTCCCAATAAACCGCTTTTACTTTCCAGTGTAACGCGCCGCCCTTTTCTTCATAAATGGATAACAGCTTATTCATGGTAGCTTTAGGATTAGCCGCTTTAAGCTTTTTAAACAGTTTCATATCCTGAATACCTGGATTTTCAGGGTGCATTGGCCCTTTACGTACGTACACTTTAAACCCGGTTTTAGGTGCCGTTATCTCATAGAACCTATCGTAAGGACTCTTAAAATAGGACTCAGTGACACCTTGTTTTTTAATCACTTGCTCCATATTACGAGTTTGACTACGGATTGCATCGGTATGAGTGTCGAAAAATTCACCTTCACGCATAATTTTAATGGTGGGGTCAATGATAGTCTTTTGGTACTGCGCACTAGCCACGCCTGAGAATAAAGCTTTTTGCAGTTCCTTGTTCGCTTTACGCCCAAACTCTGACAATGCATCGAACGCATTTGTACCATTAGCCAAGTCAGACCTACCCCGACCTATATCACGTACAAACTTTTCCAATGATCGTGTTTCTTCTTGACTGGCTACTTCACCTTCACCCGTAATTTGCTTCAACGCGGTAATTTGTGCTTTTGCTTGTTTTTCCAGCCCGTCAAAATAATCAGTAGCCCACAGGTCTATAGCACCTTTGGGTAATGCAGGTAAGTTAGTAAATCCGGCCAAACGTATCCACTCATACAATAAAGGATTCGTTTTGAGTAAACCTTCAGTGCGACCTACAGAAATAACGGATTCGGAAGTAGTGGAAAACATTTCTAACGGATTCGTTAAGCCGTATCCCCACGTTGCTAATCCACTGTGCTTTACCCAATTAAACATATCTTCCTGCGAAGTAACAGCTAATCTACGCGCCATTGGATTTTTCGCGTACTTATCTTCCCAATTATCTGTAGCCACTGGAATAATACACCCGGCCCTAGTAGTCGGGGGACTAACGGAAGCATCGGCAGATAACCATTTTTTCTTTCTATATTTTTCTATTAAGCTATGGCTGTAGTTGCTTTTAGTTTGCTCACTAAGCCGATGATCAATCATATGAGTTATTTCATGTAAAAAGATACTTGCGTCATCACCCGCAAAATTATGAGGCTCTAAAGGCGCTCGAAATTGCTTAGACCGGGAACTAGCGACACCCGCACTAGTTATCAATGGTATAGGGGATTCTTTACCGTAGTCATCTTCATCTTTGTACAGGTGTGCGGTTTTCGCTAACGGTTCCCCTACATGCTGTGCCATAGGCTGCAAAATCTGTAATTCATGGAAAATTTGAGCGAATCCATGATCTGACATACCAGCCATAAGCTCTTCACTCAATTGTACGGTACGATCTACTATACCCATACCGTGAAATTGTCTTACCAATTCCTTCACCATTAAGTCATGCCTACCTGAAGCTACAACCAACGCGCCTTTTTTCTTAGCGAACTGTGGAAAGTCTTTAAAGAAATCTCCCCACTCATAATAGTAGTGCCATTTTCCATTAGGTCTTAGCATTCGGCGTACATATTTGTGTCCAGATTTTTGCTCGCCTTTTTCAGCCTTAGCCAAAGGCTCTTCGATATAAAGTACATTGTCTAAACGCATTAGATTACCTCATGCATAAATTTGAAAGTCAACACCATAAGCATACAACGGGGATAACCGTCTTGCAATCTTTTCAACATCCATAGTATCCATACCATGAATCCAAATATTGCTATCCTGTTCTGTACCCTTGCACACTGCTACAGTGTCAGGCGACACTCTTAAAGCCTTAAGAAACAGCACACCCGTTAATGCCCAGGCTTTTGCAGCCTCATTAGTGATACCATCGGCAGTAACAGTAAAACCGGGGGGTAAATAATTAAGTACACAGTGACAATAAGGGTGCAACGGCTTTAACGTAGCTACCCATGAAGCCCTTGTATTCCTACCACCACGCCTACCATTATAACCAGCTACAGATAATTCGCTAAGGCGAAATACCTTTGGGATACCGCCATTGGTATAAAGTCGCATACAATCGGGACAAGCATCGGGCGCTGGCTGCTTAAATACAAACGGATCTTCTTTACCAAACTTTTCTTCAATACCAGCCGCTTGACCTTCTAGCAATACGTCCTGTGTCTCTGTCAAAGCCACACGCTCTAAATCCCTAGACCACTCCATACCCAAATCACCTAAGATACGGGTAAACTCCCTGTAGGTAGCTTCAGGATCGTCTAAATGCTCTGCTAATGCTTCACGCCAAGTATCTTCAAAACCATCACCAATACGCTCAATAACAGGGGAAAATCCTGTGATGTAATTGAAGGAAGTTTCTAACGCCGCTTTTCTTGACGCTTCCTGTTCTGGATTACCAGCGACCTTTTTGAGTAAAGCCTTGACTTCAGTTAAATCCGCCGCCCCCATTTTGTTTTCCCATTGAGAAAACCCATACAAACCATAATCATATACATCACCTAAGACACCATCTACACTCTCTACAATGTACCCTAAGCTATGTAATTCTTGTACATCCTTAGCCGTGGGGTTTACAATATCCATACCCCAATAATCAATTAGCCAAGCTAATCTAATTAACTCTATTTGACGATCATAGTTCATTTCAATTTTTTATCCAGCGCAGCGCACTCTTTAGCCGTTAAATGCTTTTTGTACCCTGCAATAGTAGAAGGGGATAAGGCTTTTAACTCTGCCACAGATTTAGACAATACTGATAAAGCTCGTCTACGGCCTATAGGTGTACTTTTACCACTGTCATAACTACGCTGAAGTTTCCCACCTGAAATATAGGTAGAGTTATAACTCCCGCCACGCGGCCTACCTACTTCAGCTTTAGCCACGGTCATACTTTTGTCTTGCGTAAATTTCTCAGGACGTACAATGTTGTAACGGTACTGGTAAAAATCTAGGGTACTCAAAGCACTTACCAAATGTGGGTAGGTACCTACAGCACACGGTTTAAAAGCAAGCTCCCCCGCAATATTCTCTTTGGTACGTCTTGTACGCAGCATACTAACTTTTGGATGGTTCAACACCTCTTGCAAATGCATAAGGGTATTTTTACGCCAATCTTCAGCCAACGCTTGAACCGTGTATTGCTTTGTGCTCTCGTCATAGTCTACCCGGCCAACAATATTACCTTCAGAATAAATAACAACGTCCGGTAATTGTCGTGTTGTATTATCCATTTCCATTGTCACGCCTCTTTTTTGCTTCAGCTAAGGCAGCTTTTTTTACCCGCGCTATCATACGTTCATTAGCGGATATTAACCGGGTTTCTGTGATACGCCCGTAACGATGTAGCGACCTTGTACTACCCGCCGCATGTTGACGTTCTACATGGGGGTGTAGCTTTTCTTCAGTACCCATTATTCCACCCGGTAACAACTCAGGTTTAAATCGTATGCAGCTACATTAACTTTCGTAGCAGTTTCAATTTCTACCGTCAAAGTTTCTTCTTTAGGCAAATGGATAGCTGCATCGAAATTGATGTTGTACGGACAATGATCTATGGCATTGATAAAGAACCTTTTAACTACCACACTACCAACTTTAATATTGACGTATGCCGCCGTGTCAGAACCTATCACTGTAGGTTCTAGGGATATGATAACCCCACCTACAGCCATGTTATGTTTAGCTTTGTACGTCAAGTCTTCATCTTTAGCGTACAGGTGAACACCTGAATGACGGTACAAGTCACCTACTCTACCATTAACAAAACCTTGGATTGTCTCACCGTAAATAGTCGTAGCCATCATTTCTCTCCTAAATTTAAACGTACTATTGTTACGTCTTCGCTTTTCATCCAATCAGGCATATTAAACTCGCCTGTATTTTCTGTAGTGTCTTCACCACCGTCTACGTCTTCACCTTCAGGGATACCGCCGCCTTCACCGTCCCCACCATCACCTTCTTCGCCCTCTTCACCTTCACCTTCACCCGCCATCATGGACTCTTGCGACTTATTTTGAACAAATACAGAGTCTAATACAACATCACCATACTCAATAGGTGGTAACGAATTTTGTTCCCGTACTTCATTAACGGTCATGTAGCTTTTGACTTTTTTAGAGTCTAAGTCAGCCCTTGTACTTTCGTCCATGATATCCAAACCTTCAAATGCGAAAATAAAATCTTCATTCAAAGGCTCAATTAAATAGTCTGTCATAAAGTCTTGGAACCATACCAGCATAGGTGCTAGTCCCTTATCTTTAGACGCTTTTAACTTGGACGCGGCACTTGATTCAAATGCAGGGGAAGCACCGCCTGTACCACCATGATTAGGGAAATTTACCTCAGCCGGGTCAATGGCATATACAGCGCACAAAACATTTATGAGATATTCCATCCACCGGCCAAATTCCATTTCTCTGTTACTTTGGCCGAAGTTTACCCATGACATATCTTTTACTGATACAACAGGGGTTTTCCATGCATTAGACGCGCCTGTCAACATTAACGAGAATTGCCGCCTGAAGTCATCGAAAGACTCTTGATCTAAATTGTCATCCTTCAGATTCAGGATACCCTTAATATTTGCGCCTTGCTTAAAGAACCGTGCATTGTATTCTTCAGCGTATAAATGACTTGCGATAATGTGCATAGTCATTTCTAACTCAGAACACCCGTACTCATGTTGTCTGATATCGGAAAACATATTTGCAGGTAAAAATGCTAATTCACCTAAAGCAAATTCAGACACAATTTCTTGGTGCAGTACTTGTACATACGCTTTTGACGCATCACCATCTGTCTCATAATGATCTATCGTTTTACGGATAGTAGCACCGTCTAAAATTCTAAAAGCGTAAGGTGTCCCTTTTTTGCTAGGGATAATTTCAAAGCACGCTTGATCTATAATCAGTCTATCCCGTAAAATCATTTTCATAAAGTCAATAAATTTATGGTTTCTCATAACGCCAGGGATAGGCCCAAACCCACAATTCCTAACGAACTCTTCTAAACGAGCTTGCTCTTTTTTAACAGCAGGGGTCTTTTGTTGGCTACCGTCTTTTGGGCGAATAGCAAAACCCATTGTAGACAACGACCTGTGTACAGGGTGTGCAAAAGAAGTAATTTGATCTATTCGAGTTTGCACAATTGCAGCTACAACAGCGTTACGTTTCGCAGTCCTACGTAACAACTCGTATGACACCGTTTCAGGTTTTTCTCTGTAATCGTTTAGGGTATTTAGAATTTCCATCGGGTCAATACGTTGCGACAATGAACCATGCCTAGCAGACTGGTTTACCGCACCCGTCTTACGTGCTTTTTCAAAGTCAGCAGCAAAACCTACCATAGATTTTCGTAGGTTCAAACCAAACGCATTGGTTAAGCCCCCCAATGAAGTACCTAGAGAATTAAAAAGATTAGCCATGAACTATGAACCTCCAAAAACAAAAAAAATCAAACATAAGCTGAAAACAGGGTAACAATCCCCGGTAATAAAAGCAAGTTAATTTGATCACATTGTTTTTTAAGCGTTTTGAGTAAAAGCACAATCACAATTTCCTTTTTGTTATAACCCGTAGGGTTATAATTTTTAATATAAGGGGAGCGAAGCGACACTTATTATATTAATCTATATATGATACTATATATAAAAACTAAAAAAATCAAGTGTGATTAGTGTTGTTAGCTATTAGCTCTTATTAATAACGCGCACGCGATACCTTATATATATAATAGCGGATACAGAAAATTAAATTATTGCGAATTGATATAGTCTGTACCTAGCAGAAATTAACACTAGGAGTTTTCTATATGCCCCCCATACAACGTGACACATCGGTACTAGCAGAGCTTAACACTGAGCAAGCAACAGCTTGTAAGCACGTCACAGGCAGAGCACTAGTGTTAGCAGGTGCCGGGTCTGGAAAAACACACTTACTCATTACCCGCATTTTATGGCTACGGTCATTAGACGTTTCAGCCGATTT